TAAAAAGTTTAAGAAAGAGACAACTCTATTACATAGAGAGGAAGAAAAGGAACCATGAATCATGAATATTGAACAACGTGTTACCAAATCATTGGTAGGAATTATGATGTCCCCTGATTGGGGATTTCTTGGGGGAGTGTTAAAGACTGGTAAGCTAATCCCTGATACAGAGACTCAAACCATTAAGACTGATGGTGTAAATGTCCTCTATAATCCAGAATGGTTAGATAATCATACAAATGAAGAGATCAACTTTATCTTGCTACATGAAGGCTTACATAAAGCATATCAACATATGCATCTATGGGAAGGTCTAGTACGTCTAGATAAGAAGAAAGCTGATCGGGCTATGGATCTAGTAGTTAATAGTGAAATCGTCCAGAACTCTAATACATTCAAAGTAACAGTACCTTATGGTTATGAGATTAATGCTGAATACAATGGTATGAGCACTCCTCAAGTATTTCATCTAATTGAAGCAGAGGAATCTGGTGATAATAATGATGATCAACCAGGATCAGGTAGTGGTGCTGATGAACATCAACACGGTGTAGGACTATCTCCTGCAGATTCTAATGAACTAGACCTAGCTATTAGACAAGCAGCAGGTATGTTACCAGCTAATCGTGCTAGAGCTTTACAAAATGCTTTAGCAGTTAAACGTGATTGGAAAGAATTACTACAAGCTGAATGGTCTACAACAGTACCTGGTAAAGATGATACTAGTTGGTCACGTGTAAACACTGTGTATCTAGCTATGGGATTCTACCTACCTGGTACTGTATCTATGGCAGCTAAGCATGTAAATTTCTGTATTGATACTTCTGGATCTATTACAGAAGAAGTTATTGCAGAAGCTGCTAGTGAAGTAGCTTATTTGGCTTCCTCAATGCCACCAGAGAGTTTAGATATTATTTGGTGGGATACAGACGCTTACGTACAATCTATTGATCCTAGCCGTTATAACTCTATTAGAGAAGACTTAGAACCTATGGGTGGTGGAGGTACTGATCCAAGCTGTTTAGATGAGTTTATGTCTGAGGATAATATTACTATTATTCTTACAGATGGTTACTTTAGTGAATATACACCACCTCAAGATAACACTATCTTCTTAGTTGTTCCAGGAGGTACGACTAGCTATATTAAGAAGGGGACTATCATTGAGATGTAAACCAAAGATTAAAACATTTGTAGAGGTGTACTTTGAAACTATAGAGTACTTGGATATGTACATTAAATTAGCAGTACTACCTTCTGATTTTGTACACCAAGTACCTATAAATGAAGATGGATTACGTGCATCTGCGTATACGAATCAAAGACTAAGGCTGAGCTTTAAGCTGCTCTTAGAGAAGCTTACAGAGGTATTTACGCAAGTACATGTTAATGAATGTTACTTAGATAAATCTACTACTGAATTAGTAGAATTAGCTATTTTTGAATTAAATGACTCGAAGTATAAAGTATCAGCATATTTTTCAGTATATCACTATTTTATAGCAGTGCTGATTATAAAAAATCAACTTAAATCTGAAAATCAGGAAAACTTGATAAGACTTCAAATTTTGAAGGTAATTAAGGAGAATAACCTTGAAGTACAACCAACAAGTAGAGGAACTGACTGAGTACTTTACAGTGTTAAAAGCTCTAGGACAGCCTGTAGATTTACATACCTATACAGTTCATTATGATCATAGAGTTGTTGCTAACGTTCGTAGAGCACTACTTAAAGATTTTAGTGTGGATAATGTGTGGAAATCTACTCTACTAGAGTTTTTTACTATGTTAGAAAAGGTACTAGGAGAACAAGTTTTTAAATTATATGGGTATTGTTCCTTATCTACCAAGAATACTTGGGCTACTATGGAATCAATATATAAATTAGAAACACCTGTTAACATTAATGCTTTAACCATAGGTATGATAATCAGTTTACATAAATTAATAACCAGAACCTAAATGGAACCAATATGAATAAAGAAAACCAAAAGGCTCTATTACAATTAGAGCAAATTATTGAACTAGAATTGCAAGAAATGCGTCAATTTCTTCCTAATCGTTTTGTGCGCTTACAGAATGCTATCAATACTTTACAAACTGTAGATATGTCTTTAGATATTGAAGCTTTAGAGGATAATGAATATAACGCATTAATTACATCAACCTTCTTAGCTGCTTTACTAAAAGATCTACCGCCGTACGTATCTAATAAGCAAGTCAACTAAACACATTAGGATAACTATATGGGTTACTATTCAGAAGTAGTATTTGATGTATATTCAGTAGCTAAAACTGAGGAAGAAAGATCAGCTGTAGAAACTGCTATTGCATTAACACTTAAAAATACATTAGATGGATTCATGAATAAATTAAAAGACACTAATTTACATGTAAATCTTAATTTATCTCCAGAAAGTGAATCGATTCTATTTTACTCAGATGCTCTTAAGTACCATTGGGTTGAAGAAACTATGGATATTTTAATTGCTAAACTTGAAGAACTATGTGACATAGGCATTCAAATAGCTTATGAGTTAATTATTGTAGGTGAAGAATATTCTGATATTACAACAGTTTACAGTAGTAATGCTACACAGCGTTGGTATGTAACACGTAATATTGAGCGTTACTAATATGAAACGAAAACGTCCATATGAATTAGATGTGCATAAATATATCTTGACTCAACCTAAACAAGAAATTAAACCTTACACATTTAATCCTAATAGAGCATTACGTTATTGCGAATCATGTAAAACACATCAACCTAAAACATGCACTAAGATGGTTAAAGGATGGAAATGTGATAAGTGTAAAGAAAAGGAAAAAGAGAAGGAAGTAAATTAAATGCATGAGTACACCAGAATAACTCTTAAACATAAAATAGCTGAATTAGAAAAACAGCTAAAGCAGACTACAATCTATAACAGGATTTCAATTACAGTGGCATTAGTAATCGGTTTTGTTTTAGGAAAATTATCTTAAATAAGTAGTACTGTTTTAAAAATTAATCTTAATAAAAGGAATTAACCATGTATTTCTTAAATTTATCTACATTCGAAGATAATTTAAATACTCATAATGAATATGTCATGCAACGTATCCATGCATCTGAAATGGATTCTGCAACAAGTACTATAAGAAACTATTGTGTATCTAAGTACTACGAAAATGATGGATCAATTAAACAGTATCGTAACGATAGATTGGTATCAATTTCTACACGTAATACTTACACATTAGTTAAGAACCCTTATCCAGGTAGCATAAATCAGATTTCTACCCCAAACGGTATTATCTATAACGATAAGTTTAAAACTGAAAGTGTCATTGTACTTTCGTATAAAGATCCCATTGATAAAAGAACCATAGTAGAGAAGACATATCTTGCTGAGAATCTAAAACTTGGAGATATGACTTGGGATGCTTCAGGAAATCTATTAACTCCTGTATTAGATAAATGGGTACATGCAATTATTAATCTTAAATATGTAAATGCTTGGATTAAAGACAATATTCCAGAATTAGTACATATGCGAAATAATAGTAGAAAGTTAAATAGTAATTCAAGTAATCGGAATGTAGTTGCTTATGTTACAGACGTATCTAGCTATATTAATAACAATGCTACAGAAGCAGTATTCGAAAGATTATTAAATGCAGCAAATTTTAAAGAGCTTATAGCAAGCTATTTAAGCTACATGAATGATGAGAATGCTTATATTCATACATACTTCGACACATATGAAGAACTTGAACAATATAAATCCAGTAGACTAGGGAAAAATAAATGAAAGTAGAATTACTTGAAAATACGCAGGATGACACGTTTATCGCAAATGTAGCTAGAGTTAGCTTCGATAAATGGAGTACAGAACCACAAGAACGAGATGCAGGATTAATTAAGTATCTTGCTACTCATAAACATATTAGTCCATTTTTTCATGTAAGATTTACATTCGCACTCGAAAAAGATGATGTTGATTTTAAATCTATCGCAGACCCAACTCTATTAAGAGGAGCTGTATGGGATTACTATGAGACAGAACAGAAATTACTATTCCGTACTTCTTACTATGGATGGGTTCGTTTAATTCGATCAGGACATTTGAGTACTTTTGCAAGTATTGGTATTACTAAGTTACTCTTAGGTAAAGCTAAACTAAAGTATTCAAATGAAGCTTATAACTTAACAGATAATACTAATTTGCCTTTAGAAATACAGCAAGGAATTACTGCTAAACTTTTAGGGTATAATTCTGCTTCTTACTTTCCTTTAACAGCTGAGATGGTAGATGTAAGCTTACGTATTACATGCGCTATTCCTGTAGCTAGACAGCTATTTACGCACCGTATGTTCGATACTAATGAGATCAGTCGTAGATATGTATCTGCTAGTCCTACAGTACACCTATTTGAAGAGCTGCGCTCTAAACCAGAAGGTAGTATTAAACAAGGTAGTGCTGGAGTTCACCCTAATAGTACTATGTGGAATAATGCTATTAAGTATAGCTACAAAGAAGACCTAGCTTTGTATGACAATATGATTGCTGATGGTGTAGCACCTGAGCAAGCTAGATTCGTACTACCTCAAGCTATGGAAACTAGCATTATCTTTACTGGATCTATTGCTTCTTGGGCTAAGTTAGTAATTAATCGTACAGATTTTCATGCTCAACTTGAAGTCCAAGATGTAGCTAAAACTATTCATCAGATTCTTAGTAATGATCCACAATACGCGGAATTATACTTAGATGAGATGTGCTCTTAATAAATAATAAAGGATGCTATTCATGGCAAATAATATAAAACTTCTTGATATCACAAAATTTGATTACAAACCCTACGTAAAAGGTATTGATACTTTCTTACGTATTGCGGGTATGTATAACAATTTTGAAGAATCATTACAGAATCAAAATAAGCAATTTGATGAAGAAATTGAAGAACTCTACCAAGCTGTTATGTCTAAAGATACTGCTGAAATCTTAGATGGTATTGGAGATTGCTTATTTGTACAAGCTTCAATTGTTTTATTAGGTATGTATTTACAACGTAAAATTACTCCTAGTAAAGCTTTCTTTACTTTACAAGGTTTAACTTATTTATCAGGGGTTTCACAAGAAGTAGCTAGTTATTGTTTAGATGGGGTAATCAAATCAAATTTAAGTAAATTTGATAATAATGAGTACGAAGCATCTAACACTGTAGCTCACTATGTAACTCTAAATGTAGAAACAGAAGCATTATTCGATGCAGAATCTGGTCTATGGTATGTCAAGGTACTTGAAGATTGTACGGATATTAACGGTAAAACTTATCATAAAGGTAAGATTCTCAAATCTGTAATTAATTACCGTGAACCTGATTTTAGTCTTGCTTTAAAAGGTCCAAAAAATGACAACTGCGCTTAATACTCAAGTAGGTGGAGATCACTATAAAAATTTAGCCATTCAACCTGTAGAATATATTACTGCTAATAATATTCCTTATATTGAAGGGAACATTATTAAGTATATTACTCGATGGCGTAACAAGAATGGGGTACAAGACTTACAGAAGATTATTCACTATACACAGCTACTAATTGAAATGGAGCAGAATAAAGCTTCTGCTGTACAGAAATACAATATAGAAGAGTGGGTATGATGAGTGTCTTTAAACCAACAAAAGTATCACACCTAGAGCAGCCAATGTTTCTAGGTGAAGGCGTAGATGTAGCTCGCTATGATGCTATGAAATATCCTTGGATTGATAAGTTTACAGAACGTCAATTAAGCTTTTTCTGGAGACCAGAAGAGATTGATCTGACTAAAGATAAACATGACTTCAATAAGCTCACGGAAGCAGAACAACATATGTTCACTAGTAATCTTAAATATCAAATATTACTAGATTCAGTACAAGGTCGTAGTCCTAATTTAGCATTACTTCCTGTCGTTAGCTTACCTGAACTAGAAACTTGGATTGAAACATGGGCATTTAGTGAAACTATCCACAGTAGAAGTTACACTCACATTATTCGTAACGTGTATCCTAACCCTACTGAGGTACTTGATGAAATTACATCTATTAGTGAAATTTTAGAAAGAGCCACTAGTGTTGGGGAAGAGTATGATTCATTGATCCAAATGAATCAAACATCTAATGTTGATCGTGTTGCGCATATGGCTCAGATCTATAGAACTCTGTTTAGTGTGTATGCGCTTGAATCAGTTAGATTCTATGTATCATTTGCTTGTTCATTTAGCTTTAATGAAAGATCTTTAATGGAAGGTAATTCTAAGATTATCACCCTTATTGCTAGGGATGAAAGTCTTCATATGAGTGCAGTTCAGAATATCCTTACAACGCTTGCAAATGGCTCTGAAGGAGAGTTATGGGCTAGAGTGGCAAATGGTGACTCTGCTTGGATTAAATACACTATGGACGCTGTAATTAAGCAGGAAACTGCTTGGGCAGAGTACTTGTTTAGTAGAGGTCCAGTTCTGGGTCTTAATGCAGAAATTCTTACACAGTATATTCACTATATAGCTGATATTCGTATGAGAGCTATTGGTGTAAATACAAATTATTCTGGAGATAAGAAAAAGAATCCTATTCCTTGGATTAACAAATACTTAAATTCAGATACAGTACAAGTAGCTCCTCAAGAGACAGAAATTAGCTCTTACCTAACAGGTGCAGTTGATAGTACAATCGACAGCTCTTTATTTGGAGGTATGAGTTTGTGAGAATTAATGTATTAAAAAGAAATGGTGAATTAGAACCATTAGATATCAAAAAGATTGAAAATGTACTTTCATGGGCAGCAGAAGGATTAGATGTATCTGTATCTGAAGTTGCCTTAAAAGCTCATATCCAACTTACTGATGGCATCAGTACTGATGTTATTCATGAGTTACTTATTAAGTCAGCTGCTGATCTTATCAGTGTTCAAGAACCTGATTATCAGTATATGGCAGCTAAACTTGCTATGATGGCTTTAAGAAAACGTGTACATAATAGTAATAATCCAGCTTACTTTACTGATGTGGTTAAGTCTAATGTAGCACTAGGTAAGTATGATCCAGAGGTATTAGAGCTGTATAGTACAGAAGAATTGAACGAGTTAGCTGATTACATCGACTATGATAGAGACTATCTATTTAGTTATGCTGCAACTATTCAGTTACTTACTAAGTATCTAGTACAAGATCGTGTTACAGGTCAACATTATGAAACGCCACAAGCAGCTTACATGATGATTGCTGCAACATTGTTTGGTAAGTACCCTGAAGCTACTAGAATGGATTATGTTAAAGCTTTCTATGATGCAGTATCACTTCATAAGATTAGCTTACCTACGCCTATTATGGGCGGTTTAAGAACTCCTACACGCCAATTCAGTTCATGTGTCCTAATTGAAGCAGATGATTCTCTGAAGTCAATTAATGCTACAGCAGCAGCGGTTGTTAACTATATCTCTCAAAAGGCAGGTATAGGTCTTAACGTAGGACGCATTCGTACTGAAGGATCTAAGATCCGTAATGGAGACGCTAGGCATACTGGTGTAATCCCATTCATGAAACACTTCCATTCAGCTGTTAAAAGCTGTTCACAAGGTGCTCTTCGTGGTGGTAGTGCTACTATGTTCTATCCATTATGGCGTTTAGACATTATGGACTTGTTAGTTCTTAAGAATAACAGAGGTACTGAAGAAACTCGTATTCGAGGTAGTGATTATGGTGTACAGCTGAATAAATTGATGTACCAACGTCTAATCTCAGATGGAGTTATTACTCTATTTAGTCCTAGTGATGTACCTGGACTGTATGATGCTTTCTTCCAGGATCAAGAAGAGTTTGAACGTCTATATGTACAATATGAGAACGATAGTTCTATTCGTAAGGATGTAGTTAAAGCTTCAACTTTATTTGCTACTCTTATGCAGGAACGTGCTCAAACAGGACGTATATACATTCAGAATGTGGATCACTGTAATACTAATAGTGCATTCATTGCTGAAGTAGATCCAATTAGGCAATCTAATTTGTGTATGGAAATTACTCTTCCTACTAAACCAATGGGTACAGAAGATGAAGAGATTGCTCTATGTACATTAGCAGCAGTTAACTTAGGTGCTATTAGTGGATTGGATGAATTAGAACATCTATCTGACTTGCTAGTTAGAGGTTTAGATGCATTACTAGATTACCAAGACTATCCTGAAGAAGCAGCTTTAAAAGCTAAATCTCGTAGATCACTTGGTATTGGTGTAACTAACTTTGCTTACTATTTAGCTAAGAATGGTGTCTATTATTCCAATGGTTCTGCTAATAACTTAGTACATAGAACTATGGAAGCACTTCAGTACTATCTTCTGAAAGCTAGTAATACATTAGCTTATGAAGTAGGTGCTTGTGAATACTATCAAAACACATCATATTCTAAAGACGTTCTACCAATAGATCGTTATAAGAAAGATGTAGATACTGTGCATACACAAGAACTGCTGTTAGATTGGGATCTGTTACGTAGAAATATTGCAGCCTATGGCTTACGTAATTCTACTGTAACTGCTCAGATGCCTTGTGAGACTAGTTCAGCAGTAACTAACTCAACTAATGGTATAGAACCTCCTAGAGGGCTTGTATCTGTTAAAGCTAGTAAATCTGGAACATACAATCAAGTAGTACCAGATGTAGATAAAGTGCATTATGAGCTTTTATGGGATATTCCTGATAACACAGGATACCTGGAGATTGTTGCTATTATGCAGAAGTTTATTGATCAATCAATATCTGCTAATACTAACTATGATCCGATGCGGTTTACAGGTGAAAAAGTTCCAATGAATGTCTTATTACAAGACTTGATTAAAGCTTACAAGCTAGGTGTCAAAACTCTCTATTACCATAACACTCGTGATGGTAATAACCAAGATAGTGATGATGGTTGTGCTGGTGGAGCATGTAAACTCTAGAACTCGAGTACCCAGCTATGGGCTAAATAGTGGGAAACTAGTTAGGTTGCAAACTAAATAGTAAGGCACACTTGGTGAGGTTATTCTTACCATGCTGAACCCAATAGTTTAAGAAACTAGACGAGTGTAAGCACTTGCAGGATGACGTAACCTGCCGTTCTTTGTCATACGGTACGTAAACATGACACGTATCTTATCTACAATGCATAGATTACTATGATGTCAGTAAGGCAGCAGCAGGGATCGTACCCCTGGACAGACTGGAATGAGAATGGGTCGAGACGGCAGTGAACTCCTTAGCCAGTAGTAGATAAGTATTCCAACTATGGGTTAAATAGTCCTAGTTATGGGTTAAATAGCTTTGCTATAACCGTTTGCTAGTTTAGGTTTATCAAACTAGCTTCTAATTTAATTATGATGCGCTTGTAGCACAATGGATAATGCAACGGTCTTCTACACCGTCTTATGGGGGTTCGACTCCCTCCAAGCGCACCATAATTGAATTTCTTAATTAATAAACTAAATAAATATATAGGTCGTATAAAAATGATTATCACTACATCAGATCCTGAAGTATCAACAGCAACAGTAATACAGCTTCCAATTGGTTTAGAGGTTATCGTTAATACAGATAGACCTATGGTCCTAACTTTACAAGGCTCTGAGTACAGTATATATAATGGTTTAATGTCTTATTTTTGGACTTTTTCAAATGATTTTCCAGAAAAAGAAGTAACTATTAAAGTAATTCCTGAGAATGCTTTTGAAGAAGCTCTTATCAAAGGTATCGAATACTCTAGCTATGATCGTGGTCAATTCTGTTTCTTATTAGTCAATAAAGACGAATTGACTAGTCGAAGTGTACTAGCAACAACAAATACATAAGAATGCTGCTTGTTTAGATAGTCTGGAGAATTACAATATGAAACAAATAACATTTGATGCAGATACATCAGGTATCACTACTGCTATTTTAATCAAAACAGATAACATGATTAAACAACAGCTAGAGCATTTCTATGTTAAACCATTAGCTAAATTAGGGATTGATCCAAAGACTCTAATTGCATTTGACCTAACTTATACTGACGGTAAAGTTAGTGCTAAAGACGGTAAAGCTTACGCAGTAGAGCTTTTAAAAGCTCTTAACTTTATGGGTATTCAGCATATTATTGTTGCTGATAGTCACTACTTTAAATTCTTAACAGGTATTCAGAAGACTACTACAGCTAGGGGATATGTACATAAGTGTAGTATCCATCCGTATAAGCATATGAATGTAATTCTCTCTATGAATTATGGTGTTGTTTATCATAATGAGAGTTCCATTGTTGATCTAGAACGCTCTCTAGTTACATACACTGGCTTAGTGTTAGCAAACCAGGAGAGTAACTTTAATCATAAGGTAATCCAGAATAGTAACTATCCAAGCAATCTTTTAGATGTGTATATGCATATTCAAAGATTACACTTACATCCTATGCTCACATGTGATATTGAGACCTTCTCATTACGCTTTGAGAAGGCAGGTATTGGTACTATTGCATTTGCATGGGACTTACATAGCGGTATAGCTTTTGAAGTAGATTGTTTACATTCTATGCAAGAGAATCACATTATTAGAGGTATGTTAAGAGACTTCTTTGATACTTACCAAGGTAAGCTTATTTTCCATAATGCATTATTTGATGTGAAGATTCTAATCTATCA